CAGATGTTCTAACTGTGTCATTGTTATTTACAAAACTGCTGCGTTGGGTCTTGTTATTTGGGCCGTTGTTGAGATCAGTGCGCACATTGTCTTCAATTTTGACCCATCTTTTGCCGTCGTAACGAAACATGCGATTGGGTTTGTAATCCAATCGCAAGGTATAATCTCCTGTGACAGGATTCAGCGGGAAAGCGATACCGGTGGTCACGGGCAAGCCATTGGGAGCATGTGTGTCTCCGGTCAAGTAACCCTGTGTGTATCCAAAACTGCTTGGGGATGTGGATGCACCACCTTGCGTGCCATCCACAGTGGTATTGGTCCCGTCAGCAGTGAGACTGGTGGGGTTGGCTGGAGCACCGTCTACTGTGGTTGGTTCAATATAGAACTTTTGATTGTCGTAACCCGACAGCGGAACTTCAATGTCGGCCTGTGTGAGGATAGCATCGTTGATCTCTTGATCTTTGGTCCTGGTACTGAACACTTCACTAGCAGTGGGTGGAGTATACTCACGCCAAAATGTAGAGTTGGTTATAGCAGTACCAGCTGGAACGTTTTGAACAGACTGATAGTATACATCGCCTTGGTTTACAATTGAACCAGTGGGGTAGAAGTTGCCGTCGTCCCAGATGTTTTCAGGTGCAACTGGAGACTTCAGTATGTCTTTGACTTCTTGTGCATTGGTCATTGGGGTGGCCTTGACCCGCCAGGTGTGTGGTTGCCAGGTCTGTGCAAAGCCTTCGCTAGCAAAGGCAGCGTCCTGAATCATGTAGTACTTGGGCAGGGGCAACGGTATTGCAGTGTTAAGAGGATTGTAGTCCTTGAGGTTGGGCACCTCCAGCACATCACCGTTCATGAGCTTGCGACCAAAACTGTCAATCATGTCGTTGTAGTGAAAAGTAATAAACAAAGTGTCGTTGTTCAAAAACAAACCAAACTGACTGAGGTCAAAATCTACATCCTGTGTTTGATACACCCCGCGCATGACATACACATCCTGATCATAGATTCTGTCCCGGTTTTCCAGCAACAGCAAGTCCTGAATGTTCAAAGGACTGAGTTCATCATAAATGGGTTGTGTGGCATCAAAATTGCCTGACGTGGCCGAATCTTCGCCGCCAGTCTGTGGACCCAAATACTTGTGCACAAAGAGATCAAGTCCACCCACAGTGTACATTTCCGAGATGGTGCGATCCATGAACTGGTAATCTCTGGTACGATTAGGGCGGTAAAGGCTGAGTTTGGGCATAGTAGAGTATTTAGCGAATTCAAGTTTGACCAAAAATACGCCTTGTGCTATAATTAGGAATGGATGAATATCTACAGCGTATTGACAGCCTGAGTCGGCAGGCCCATAAGTTTCAAAGTTATGAGGCCCGTGAAGATCTGGACCGCATGATTGGTGCTGCTCGTGCAGTAGCACAAGACCTCAGCCGGGAACTGGTTGAATGCAAGCGCCTGCGCAAGATAACAGTACGGGCCCAAAGTTTTGAAGTCAAACTAACTGACCTTTTGGACAATGTTGAGAAAATGTTAGTTTATGCCCAGTTGCGCTATCGTTGACCAAAAAGGTTATGTGTGTTATAATACATGCTTGTCTACTAAATGGGGTATGTGATGAAAGCTGTGAGTTTTGTTGCAAAGTATTCTGGCACCAATCGATCACGGGCTGTGGTACCCTATGACAAAGTCAAAGCCACAGAAAAGTGGGTAGAGTATGCCTTGGACATTGCGGACATGTCGCGAATCATAATGTCCGTAGATTTTGACACAAAATGGAAACTAGCGGCGGCTCTGGAAATAGCAGAACGCAAAAAAGCCTATATGTACAAACACAAAAACTTCAATCTCAATCGTGCTTTGACAATTTTTGATGCCGTCAAACATTTGCCCTCCACTAAGTAAGGACCAATATGAAAAACACCGCTCAAGTAAAACTGCTGAATCCCCGTAGCCCAGACACCAAGTTCATGGGCATGGAACCCGACTGGCACACGGCTCCAATGGCCGGGCGCATCAGTTCCATGAGCAAGGCCTTTGCATGGTACAATTATTTTTACGGCAAAAAAGATGCTCGTGACATGATTGTGAGCTACCTGGAAGCACATGGACGCAAGGCTGATGTACGTACTCTGCGAGGTGTTCCAGACTCGGCTATTCGCTCAACCACTGCATGGTTGTGCCGCATGACTCAGGTGGGTCTGGAACTAAATGAGGCTGAGCAAGTGAAGCTGGACACAATGTTGGCAGAAATTCTGGCAGCAAAACAGCAGGCCCAGGCCGAAGCCACTGTGGAATCCGACGTGCCAAAGATCACCATCCAAGATCGCCTACGTGAAAAGGTGTCGGAGTGTGCTGGCGAACTGGACGGCATGTTTGACGAGTTTGTGATCAATGGCGCCAAAATGTCAGCGGACTACAAACCTGTGAGCTTGATTCGTAGCATGAACGTGGCACCACAGTTGATCTCAGTACTAAGCGACATCTGGAAGCGCAAACTGACTGAGTTTGAATTGGCTGTGGAAGGCAAAGATGCACACCTGGCTGAAGGCTATAGATTCCTCTCCAAGATCCAGTTGCGCAATGCTGTGAAGTTCTGTGAAACTGTGATCAACGACTGCGGTGCATATGTGCAGATCAAGAAAGTGGAACGCAAGCCGCGACAGGTCAAAGCAGTGCCACCTGAGAAGAAAGCAGCCAAGTTCAAGATTTGTACAGAGTTTGTGGAACTCAAGCTGAAGAGCCTGCCAGCTGCAAGCCTAGTGGACAAGACCGAAGCCTGGTTGTATGACACCAAAAAGCGCAAGCTGATTCATGTTGTGGCCGACGAGTATGCCAAGGTGTTTACTGTGAAAAACAATGCCATCATTGGATTCGGCACAGCGGAAACCCAGCAGAAAACTGTGCGCAAGCCAGCCGAAACTATTAAAGCTATGCAGGCAGCAGGCAAGCCAGCTGCTCGTAAACTGTTCAAGGACATCAAGACCACAGAAACTGCATTTAACGGACGTGGTACTGAGAATTTGGTGATCCTCAAGAGCTGGTGACAGCTAAATATAGGGAACGGAGTTCCCTATGAGCGAAAATACATTACCCCAACTCAAGCAAAACTTAATTGAATATGTCAAGCTTCAGTTGGGTGATCAGATCATTGATCTTGAAACTGACCCTGCACACTACGAAGCAGCCTATCAGCGCACCATAGGCACTTACCGCCAACGTGCTCAAAACGCCTATGAAGAAGCCTACATCTTCATGGAACTGATGCGGGACGTTAACATCTATACCTTGCCACAAGAAGTAGTGCAAGTTCGGCAAATTTTTCGCAGAACATTTGGCGACTCAGTGGGACCTTTTGCCAGCAACTTTGACCCGTTTGCTCAGGCTTCGATCAACGTTTATCTCATGAACTTCAACGTAGCAGGCGGCCTTGCCACCTATGATTTCTACAGTCAGTACGTGGAACTGGCTGCAAGAATGTTTGGCGGCTTCATGAACTATACCTGGAATCCAGTGACCAAGAAGCTGCAGTTGATCCGTGATCCTAAAAACTCGGGAGAAAATGTACTGCTGTGGACCTGGCAGCTCAAACCAGAAATTCAACTGCTACAAGACTTTCAAATCAGCCAGTGGATCCGTGATTACATGGTGGCCAATACCAAACTGATAATCGGCGAAGCTCGTGAAAAGTTTTCAACCATTGCTGGACCTGGAGGTGGATCAACACTCAACGGTTCAGCAATGAAAGCCGAAGGACAAGCACAGATGGACGCTTTGATTGAACAGCTCAAAATGTATGTTGACGGCTCACAGCCACTGACCTGGGTGATTGGATAATGAGAGCTAGTGAATTCGTAACTGAGAACAAAAAAGTGTTCAAACGCAATGCTAAGACTGGCAAGCTCGGCATGAAATGGCGCTGTGCGGCCGGGCCCAGGAAAGGACGCATAGTGGCAGAACCTAACCAATGTTCAGCTAGCCTGGATCGGGAAAAGTCTTCTGCTATGAAACTGACTCGTGCCAAAACCAAAGTACGTCAAGCTCGCAAAGCCAAGCGCACCAAGCGTCTAAATCCAGCAGCTAAATTGGCCGCCAAACTGAACAAGTATCGATAGACTTGGCACAGTAATTCTGCTATAATAATCTTATGGCAGACTTAATGATCGATCTCGAAGGCTTGGCAACAGGTCCCAACACTTGCATTTTAACCATTGCTGCCCAGAGTTTTGACCCTTTTGGCACAGGTTACTACGAGCAAAGTTACTATGCCCGAATCAGTCTAGAGAGTCAGGAGACCCGCGACATTGATCAGGGCACTATAGAGTGGTGGGCAACGCAACCTGATCATGCTAGAGAAGAAGCATTTGGTGAGCAAGATCGTGTGCCATTAGACCAAGCACTAGACGAACTGGGCCGGCTGATTTGGCACTCCAACCGTATCTGGGCACAAGGTCCCACTTACGACATGAACATTCTAGAGCATGCCTACAAGAGCTATCACAAGCCCTTGCCCTGGAAATACTACATGGTTCGAGACAGTCGCACAGTGTTCAGCTTGTGGCCAGATCAGCCCATTCCGCCCACCAGTCACCATGCCCTGGAAGACTGCCGCAGGCAAATCGGCATGCTGCAGCGTACTCTGCAACATCTTAACGTCCGGGAATTAAAATGAATTTAAAAGACGAGTGGCAGAATTTCTATTCTAATATTAAAGATGAATCTTGGCCGATTTGTGACGATATTGATGATATTTTAAATTTACCGCTACATATTCAACTAGAAATAATTAAAACACATTTATTTAAAAATAGATATGACCGCCTCCGTAACAATACTGCCCACATTGATCCAAATATTTCAAATTTTTTGTACTACATTGATGATATTAAAAATTTAATCGGCAGCAAAAATTGTTTGATGAACACCCAGGATGTATTGTTTCTCTACAGCATTTTGATAAGCAAACGTCCTGATAACATTTTAGAAATAGGAAGATTTAATGGATGGAGCACTGCAATTATATACGGTGCATGCCAGGACAATAATCGAGGAAGTTTGTATTCCATTGATATACATGACAATGTACCAACTGGGATAAAAGAAATTGTAAAAAACCGTGTTACATTTATTAACCAGTCGAGTGAGGATTTACTAACAATCGCCGAAATAAAAGATTTAAAATTCGACGTTTTTTTTATTGATGGCGATCACTCATATGATATAGTGTTAAGTGATCTTGTTCAATCGTCTCAGATTGCAAATAGCCAAGCCTGGTTTTTAATGCACGATGCTGATTGTGAAGAAGTAATTTCTGCTATAGATACTTTTTTAAAATCAAGAAATGATATAATTGACTGCGGCATCTACGGCGAGAAGATTAAATTATTATACAAAAATAAATCTAAACCAAGCTGAGACAATACGCGGTGAATACTTGGGTCATGACCCACATAGAAATTATATTTAAAATTTAATAACATGCCTTTACCTAAACTATTAATCGTTGGCCACGGTCGCCACGGCAAGGATACTGTGTGTGAAATCCTGCGTGACTGTTATGGATTCCGCTTTCAAAGCAGTAGTGAGTTTTGCGCTCGTAAGTTCATCTATGATGAACTCAAACTCAAGTACGGCTACACCGATTATGCAGAATGTTATGCTGACCGTCACAATCATCGCAGCGAATGGTACGACATGATTCATGACTACTGTCGGGACGATCATGCTCGTTTGGGTCGTGACATTTTTGCAGAAAACGACATCTACTGCGGGCTGCGTAACAAGAGCGAATTCCATGCCATGCGGAACACTGGTGTATTTGACTATTGCATCTGGGTAGATCGTTCAGATCATGCACCACCGGAACCACGGGACAGCATGAACTTGGAAATCTGGATGGCCAATTATGTGATTGACAACAACGGCACTCTAGAAGATCTGCAACGAGCTACCAGTGAATTAGCAGAACATTTGCTGACTCAGCAAGAAATGTTAAACATCAGCTTCTAGGTCGCCGCGCCTCCAGGGCAAATCACTCTTGGCCAGTTCAACTTCGCAGTTCCTACAAACTGATTTGAGGTTGCGAGTTTCAGCATTGTCTAGACGACCGTCCATGTGGAACACCAGCGTCTGTGCTGAGTACCTGGCACGGAACCCGCATCGGTCACACACCATCTTTTTCTTGTAGCCTGCTGTGGCCCAGCTGGATTCCCGCTTGGGCAAACCTTTGTTTTTTCTAATGCAATTCTCACAGCGTGAGCGATAGTGCGTGATTTCGCCGCGGCGATAGTTTACTGCGCAAGGACGTTGCTGGCATACAGGACAAGTGGGTCTTTTCATATAGATATTTACCCAGGACCTTTGCAAAGGGCACCGTAGAACACCATTTTTACCCAAAGCCTATAAATATCTACAACTTGAAAAGGAATCCATTATGGCTTTAATATCACCAGGCGTAGAAGTAGTAGTAATTGACGAGAGTCAATATATCTCTTCTGCAGTCAACACAGTCCCTTACTTTATTGTTGCCACAGCACAAAACAAAGTCAGTGCTGATGGCATCACAGTGGCAGCAGGTACCACAGCAGCTAACGCCAACAAAACATATCTTATCACCAGTCAGCGTGATTTGGCAGCTACTTTTGGCGTGCCTTTCTTCTACAACACCACAACTGGTACCCCAATCAACGGTTACGAACTAAACGAGTACGGCTTGCTGGCTGCTTACTCAACACTAGGAGCGACCAACCGTGCGTATATCCAACGTGCCAACATCAACCTCACTGATCTCACAGCCAGCCTAATTCGTCCAACTGGCAATCCCAGCAACGGAACTTACTGGGTCAATACTGCAGCCACCAGATGGGGAATTTTTGAATGGAACCAGGCCACTGGTACATTCACCAACCGAGTACCATTGGTAATTACTAACACAGCTGATGTTGTGGGCGGCGATGGATCTAATCCAATTGCTGACAATACTCCACTGAACACAATTGGTAGTATTGGAAATTATGCTGTGGTAGCAATCGACCAATTTATCCTGGGCTACTACAAAAACGATGCCAATACCTGGGTACAAGTGGGTAGCAATGCCTGGAAAACATCGTGGCCCACAATTGTCAGTGCCAACGCACCTACGTCGCTGACTGTGGGCGCCAACATGTTTATCAACGGCAATTTGGTTGCGGTTGGCGCAACCAACACTGTGGCTGGCTTTGCTGCAGTCATCAACGCTACTGCCATTACAGGCGTTACTGCTGCTGCAGTTTCGGGCAAGTTGTATATCTATGCTGATTCTACTGCAACCAATGACGGCAGTACTCTCAGCAATAATGGTATTGTTTCCATCCAAGCAGGCCCAAATGCAGGCACAGCATTGTTGACTGCTTTGGGTATCACTGCAAGAGAGTATGTGGCACCTGATTATTTTCCAGGCTACAGCTTTCAAAGTCCACGTTGGAGAACTACAGACACCGACGGAGGCCGCCCCACAGGATCTGTGTGGCAAAATCTAAGCACAGCCAACAACGGTCTTGACATCAGTGTCAATGTATTCAACACTGCGCTAG